TTTGCATCATCAGAGTGTAGGCTATTAACCATGCTTCCAAACTTCATTTTTTCTATATTCTTAGTTTCTGACTCAAGCGAGTTAAGATCCTTGTTCAAGAACTTTAATAGAAAGTTTACCGATTCAGAAAAGGTAGCTTCCTTGTCACCCTCTTTTTCCCAATTGTATTTAAATCTAGAGAGACACCCTCTTATAAAACTAATAAAGTCATTCCCAAAATGCTCTTCGCATTGACTCGTTCTGCACTTGTAGTGGATTTTAAAGTCACCATTATAGTACATATTAAGCGCTGTTGGATTGTCTCCTCCATGAATTGGGCAACAAGACTTGATAAGTATTTCATTTTTATAAGACCTCTTTATACCAAAGTACTCGTATATTTCATCAAGATAGTTTATAGCTATCTTTGAAAGAGAATTTATTTTTCCAAAGTCGTATTTATTCTTATACGAAGGGGATGTCTGCTTCTGTGTCATAGTCTTCCTCTAAACTGTTCATGCTAGACGCGCCGTCCTCTAATTCAAAAGCGGTCTTACCTTCTATAATCTGACCAAACTGGCCTCTCATAGTAATGTTAATATAGTCACTTGGCTGTAAACCTTCTCCATGACGAGCGATAATAGGAACTAATTTTCTATTACCATTCTCCGGACCATCAGACGCAATCTCTTCATCTGATTTATGCTTGTATATTGTGAAGTTAGAACATAGCCATATAATTCTATCCGAGCCTGAAGCGGTATCCGTTGACTCTTTACTGATGCCATCTCTATTTAATTGTACAAATGATAAGATCGGAACCTCGTATTTAAGTGACAGGTTATGCAGGGCTGTCATCATAAAGCCAAGAACCTGAAACTCTTTCATGTCTCCTTTAATTTCAGCAGAGTCCATTAGCTTCAAATAGTCATAAATAATCACACAGTCGTTAGCTTTACCTTTGTCGTTTAAGCCTACGACTCTACTAATCCATCTCCTTACGATAGCTAACTGCTCCTCAAATGACGAGCCTCCTATAGATCTAAAGTAATAGGGTAAATCACTAATATCTTTGATCGCTTCTTGAACCTTCCTATTCTTCATAGGGTCTTTTGAAAACGCCCCTGTTTCAATATCATTAATCGTAACCTCAGAAAGCATTGCTAGTAGCCTGTTTTGGTGATCCTCTTTCCTCATCTCCGTATCTAGATTAAGAACCGGAATACCCTGACGGGCTATGTGAACTCCCATATTGTCAGCTAAAAGAGTCTTACCAGTTTTAGGTCTAGCACCAATGACATTTACAGTTCCTCTTCTAAGACCTCCTCCTATTGCAAAGTCATACCTAGAAAATCCAGTAGGTATACCAATCTGATCTACAGGAGCTTCTGATAGATCTTCCACATACTCATGTATGTTATCGAACATCATCGTTGGAACATCATCAGTTCCTGCTACAAGAGATGAAACATTCATAACAGACTCTTCCGCTATCCCGAGTATCTCAGAGATAGGTTCATCACCCTTGACGTTTGAGTACCTTTCCTTGGTCATCTCAAGTTCGTCATACATCATTCGTGCAATTTCCAGCTTCCTTATCTTTGCGGCAAATCTACGAACATTCTCCAGCAGTACTGGGAACTTCATTATAGAAGACATGTGCTGCACTTCTTGTGTATTAAAGAAGTCTGAAAATCCCTTCTCTTTTGCAGCCGATAGCATAAGTGGAACATCAAGAGATGTCGTGTCGTCTGCTTCAAGTATATGCTTAACACAGGAATATAAGACAGAGTTAGACTCATCGCAAAACGAAGTTTCAGAAATTATGTCTGCTACATCATAATACGCTTCTGCCCCATACCTAAATATACCGGCGATTATTGCTCTTTCAGCTGGCAAATCATTCAACATTAACCATGTCTCCCTGATAGACATCTGTTACAAGTCCATCTTTCTCGATTGTGTATTTGAGAAGGATACATTTCATATTCCCTATTGCATGACACACAAACAACTTTAACTTTAGATACTTTTTGACGACGACCTCTAAAAGGGTTCTGTTCACTAGCAGCGTCTGACTGCTCAGCTAGCTTTAATTCTTTTATCTCATCATTTGTAAGACTGATGTTATTCATCATCTCGTCAAATTTATTAACAAATTTAGGCTTGGACTTATTCTTTTTTCTGCCGCCCTTACCTCTACGCCTCTTTTTATTAGTAGGCTTACTTTCCGTATCTGAAATCAGATCGAGTATTTCTTCCTTACTAAATTGAGAAAGTAATTCTTTAAGTTGTTTTTTATCCATGTCTGTTTATCTTTGCTCTCTGTAGATTCATATATAAATCGCTCAGATTCTTTACTGAACTTGCTAAGTATGTTAGTCTGTCTGCTCTTTGTTGTGCATAAGTTCTGATGCTATCTAGCTTACGTGCGTAGCTATCTCCTTTGACAGCTTGATAGTATTGACTATCCCAAGATCCCTTATATTGAATTTCCTTGCCAGACATCATCTTCTTTAGATTTGACGACGCCCAGTTTACACGAGCCATTTCTCTGTTGTATGATCTCTGCAAGTAGAATGAGAATCCACCCAATAATAAAGCAGCCTCAGCACACTCTTCTACAGTCAGCTTTTCCATTTGTTGCCTTGGCATGCCCATATACTGCTTGACGGACTGATCATGAAAATCTCCCGTATACGAGCTAAGGCCAAGATTAGACTCATACTCATCAAGTACCGAGTCGATCTGATCTAGTCGTTCCTTCGCTGTATTCTCAACTTCCATTGCTCTTTGTCCTCATTGTAGGGTAACTCAATATATGTTATATTATTATACTCGCACCACTCTTGCTTTCGCCGGTCTTTTTTACGTTGATTCGCAAAGTCTTGTGCTGACGTGTGAAATAAAGAATTGAATTTGTAATGTTGTTGACCGTGAACTTCTACCACCAGCTTCAGTGTGTTTATGTAAAAGTCAAAATATCCTTTTTCATGTCTTGTCAAGGGGACAAGAACCTCTTCTAACACCTGAACGGTAGGGAACAGCTCGATAAGAAGTTCCCTTGCCGCCAGATGAAGTTTGGAGCGTGGACGCATCTCATTTGCAGCTACAACGTAACCGTTAAGCTTCCATGAATGAATCTCATTATTTAAATCTCTGATTTTCATATTCACTCCAAAACCCTTTGTTATCTCAAGACCTTACAGGTATGAGGGCTATAACATACTGCTTGAGGTGGCCTTGGAACCCCGACGTTTTGCTTAATCATCAACTTGCAGACATGAACGTCATAACATGCTGCTTCGGGTGCTGATGAGACCCGTGTCTTTCTATTAACTTCTCTACAGATATTTTACCGTGATTTCCATACGGTACACCAGCTTCAAACATTTTATTTCCAAGAAATGCGATGTTTTTCGCCGCGTTGAGATGAGATAGGTCTTCATATTCACATTTAAGACACTTAAACTCGTCTACTGTTTTTCGATTATCCTTATGGACATAGCCGCAGGACGAACATCTCCTAGAAGTATTTTTGCATGGAACTGCGATAAAAGGAATACCCTGATTCTCACACATTGTCTGTAGCTGCGGAAGGATCTTATCTTGACCAAATGTTCCCATCTTCTGACCAGTTTTAACCATGTCAAGGCATAGTAAGGCTTCCTTATCTTTTGCAACCTCTATAATTTTTTCACAAACTTCAGAAATTCTTCTGTCAAACTTTCTATGTTTATTGCGGACTCTTAGTCTGAAGTGTCTTCTCTGCTTAGTTCTTAAAGAGCCTTTGCTTCGATTGTCTATTATTTTATTTAACTCTCTGATCTCTTTTATATACTGTTCAACGCTCTCATCGCCCCTGATAACATCTCCAGTATTAAATACCAGCCAGCTATCTAGGCTTTTATTTAAATCAAACCCTAACACTGAAGTGGGTTCATACTGCGGCTTGAATGGAACCTTAATAGCCATTACAAACTCACTACTTTTTTCTTTAGGAATAAAGTTACCAGCCTGTTTCTTATCCTCTATGAGATCTAACTTTATACCACCTCCATAGTTAAGTGTAAAGTCACCAAATAAGGTGGGAAAACTGATAGTCTTTTTCTTTGTGTCTACACTGACAGATCTGTCTTTATACTTTAACTCCCCATCAAACACTATCTTAGATTTAGTGTGGGCTCCATTTCGTTTATAGTATCCAGAGTACCTTTGCAAGACATACCCTACCACATCCCTTTCTAGGTTTTTACGTTTCGGTAGGATAGGATAATTGTCTAGAATGAATTGGACAGTATCTCGATACTTAGCCCGTGATAATCCTTTGTCGTCTTGGCAATAATCCATTAGAACATACTGTTCTACGCCTGTAGAGTGGATACTAATTAACTTTCCCTCTTGTATTTCTTTGAACACATGATTTGAAATGTCATTTAAAAGTCTTCGATAGATACTTAATACTTGCTCAAACTCTTGAGTATGTTCTATTTGCCAAATTTTTGCATTTCGTGTGTATTCCATATTCCTACTCCTTAAAATAAGTTTTGAAAAAACCCTTTTGCGAGCTCACTTACTTCGCAGATAGGAAGGGTTAGAAACCTACTGGTTCAGGTGTAAATGAAACCTGTTCGTTTGACTTTTGTTCTTTCATATATTTGCAGTTAAGAAGTCTAACTTACTGCTTGAGGCATATATGAGGCCTCTGATTCGTACATAACTGAAGTGCTAGGGGTGACGAGTGTCACTCTTTTTTGGCAGAATTTTTCCAAAAGACCTTTAGCTAGACCTTCCATAAAAGAGTTTATCTTCTCCATGTCTGTTCCCGCTCTAGGGTAGTTGATAGCTGCTATCTCCCACCCATCTTCTAGATACTTTGAGCCGCATACAAATGCTGTCTTAGTTACTCTAACAGGCACAGTTCCATCAAATGAATCTTGATATTCACCAATGTATTTATTCAATCCTCTCTCATAGAAAGGGGCTTTAGTATCTTCATAAATAGAACCAATATAAATTCTACACTCATAAGTGTCGATAGATTTACTCTTCATTAGACTCAATTCCTACCATAGACATGACTTCGTTTAAGAATACCTGATACTCTTCAGGGTGTTGTTCTAGATACTTAGCTAGGTTTACCTTCCCTTGAATTTTTTCACCATTAGGAAGCTTTAACCAAGCTCCGGCTTTGGATATAAGGCCAAAGTCTATCATAAGGTCAGCCAGCTCCATCTCCTTCCAGATTCCTTTACCATATCGAATATGGCTTTCAACTTTTTGTCCCGGAGGGCCAATAGCTGATGTTACTATTTGCCAGTGTATTGTCTGACCAATTTGAGTATCGCCTTGCATTAAAGGTGTTGAATGACTAGCATGAAGCTTTACATCAACTTGATATTTTAATGCTGAACCAGATTTTTCTACCTTTGTCTTACCTCTGCCAAATCTATTGACATTTGCCATGAGGTGTGTAATCCCGACTACAGTAACTCTATTGATAGGCAGGACATTAGAAATCCTTCTACAAAACTTAGCTAGAACCTTCTGCACACTCATAACCTGAACGTCGGCTAGGTTACCCGTAAGTTCAGACTCACTTGACAGTGCCGAGAACGAATCAACAATAGCTAAAGATCCGGGCTGTGTATGAACAATATTGTCAATGATACTCAGATACTTCTCAGCAGAAAGAATATTGCCTTCAGTAGATCCTATAATTTGCATCTTTTCGGGCTCTAAACTAAGGTCTGTAATGCCTTGAAGATCTCTCTTCTTGAGTCTACCCTCTATATTCGCATAATACACCTGTCTCTCATAATGCTTTTGCGCATTTGCACAGAATGTTAATGCCGTTACAGTCTTACCTACTTTTTCTGGCCCTGTCATAATGAACAGAGATCCTTCAGGTACACCGCCTCCGAGAGCTATGTCTAGCTTGGGACCGACAGACAGTGTCTGTAATGGTCTCTCTGTGATTGAGGCAGGATCGTGAAGGACATTACCATACTCTTTGATAATGTCTTTATTCATCTAAATCCCTTAACTTAGAAATGATTGACTTCTTGTTATTATTAGTCTTATGTTTGACCTCTTCCGAGTCTTTAATATTATACTCGGTATTCTGCGGTCGCTCAACTTTTTCTTTTTCTTTTTCTTCAATAACCTGTTTCAACCTTGGGGCTCTTAAAGAATATGTAGACCAGCAGCGATCATCTTTTAACGCTGCAATGACTACATCTTCGCCGTGCGATTTAATAAGTTTATTCGCAAGAGTTATCTGGTACTTATAATATTTGCACCATTCCTTGATCTCCCAAAACTTAATCGGGAGTTCCTTTTTATCCGTCCGAGCTTTTTTCTCACAGATAAGCTCAGTTATATATTGAGAAGCAGAAACCCATCCTTCTGGTGAGTATCGGGATGGGTATCTACTTTTTTCAGTCCTGTTTTTTGCCATTATTTAATCTTATGTAATGCTGGGTGTCGCTCTCTTTGAGGAGACCTCTTTCTCATTTCGTCAACTCTTTGAGATGTTGCTTCTGTCATAATCGCAACGCCTTCTCTGCCATTAGCAGTCTTTGTGATATTAGTATCCTTAGACTCCTCTTGATACTCCTCTAGATACTCTTCTACTAAAGACAGCTCTCTTCCTAAAGACTTAGCGATATTAGAGGGAGACATATCATTATTATACATTCCCTCAATAGCATACTTTTCCGCATTAGTTAGCTTCTTAGCGTTTGATAACTTTCCCATTATTACTCTCTTTCTGCATTGTTTAACCAAGCAACGTTTCTAGTTTTTAAAAATTTAATGTATTTGTTAAATACTTGAGATGTCGTCTCTTTGTATTCCCACTCCGGTTTACCTGCATGTCGAAGTTGCTTCTTAGCAGTCCCTTCGGAATATAATCCAATAGGGTTGAATAACCTTCCGTGACGACCTCTCTTGACATAGTACTTTGTTCTTTGGCCTCTTACAATCTTTTTTGCAAAAGCATCATAACTGTTCTCCTGATCTTCATTTAATCTAGGATAATCATTCTCATCTAAAAAAGCTTGATTACCTTTTATGGTAAAGACCTCGGTAGTGTTTTGATTGGGCTCAGATTTGTTTTGATCTATCTTAAATTCCATTATCTATTCCTTTTTCTCTTTGCTTTTTTACCTGTGTCTTTAGTCCATTTAGGAGGATCTTTAGGCTTCTCCATCTTAGACATATTTTCATTTAGTTTACCAGAGAGGCTATCTCTCGTCTTGGTCTTTTGTTCTCGCAACATATCTTCAACTTTATTCTTTCCAAACTTCTTGCTTTGCTTGTCAGCATAGTGGCCTAGAGTTCTAGTTTCTGACAAAGAGTAGCTGTAGCTACCATAAACCTCGTCCTGCTCGTAATCTCTATGGACGGGTTTTATTTTGTTACAAGAGGGGCACTTTCTTCTATCCTTGTATTCAGAACGGTGGCAAAAGATTGACCACTTATGACCGCAGTTGTCACATGCGTAGCTGTATTCCGGCATATCTAATCCTATTATATAGTATAAAGCTCTATACTATTGTACCTTGAAAACGGCGACTAGCCATGTAATTTTCTAAGAATTCTTGAAACAATACCGCTGCGAATAATATCGGAGTAATCCAGTTCGCAGATGCCTACACCTTCGACGAGTTCGAGAGTATCCATGCATCTTTCAAGACCTCCGCTAGCGTCTCCTAAATCGGTCTGCTTTAGGTCCCCATTTATAATAGCTTTAGAATTTCTACCTATTCTGGTTATGAACATTTTTATCTGTTCAAATGTAGCATTTTGAGCTTCATCCAATATCATAAAGCATTCATGAAAGTTTCTTCCTCTCATGTATTCTAAAGGGCAAAGCTCTATTGTTCCATTGTCTCTTAATGTATCGACTCTAGTGGGAGTTAGATACATGTTCATTTCTTCGATAATCGGGACTAGATAGGGATTTATCTTTTCTATAAGAGTTCCCGGCAGATGTCCAAGACCTCGACCAGACTCTACGACGGGTCGAGTTATAATTATCTTCTTTACTTTTTCTGACATAAGATATTCACATGCCAGCCCTACTGCAACGCTAGTCTTGCCTGAGCCCGCAGGCCCAGAGCAAAACGTAACGTCTGAATCTTCCATTTCATCTATATATATCTGCTGATTTTTCGTCTTAGCTTTCAAAGACTTTCTTCTTTGAGGTCTTTCGTTTTGAGTAGTAGTTTTACGCCTTCTTGCCATTAGTGAGTACAACCCGTCCCTGAGCTAAGTTGAGATTCTGGGATAAAGACTGGTGTGGTACCTGTGGGCACACCAACTGTTCCAGTGAGGTATGGAACATTGGTTCCTGTAAATCCGATACCTGTTGAACCTCCCCATCCGCTGCCTGATGGCGTGCATCCGGTGAACTCAACTACATAACCCCATGTACAGTCCATACCGGCAACCAATCCGCCTTCTGCGAAGTAACCTGTTTCAACAACTCTCCAAGCATTAGTTAGTACGTTTAGGCCTGAACCAACTCCTCCAGCACAAGTGATTCCAGATATGTCTCCTTCTTCACCTTTGTAACCAGTGTATGGAGATAAGCCTGATCCTCCTCCACAGCAATGCAATGATTCGACAAGATCCCAAGTTCCGGGACATGGGCAGTCAACATCATTACCGTATTCGTCAGTTTCTGGGTTAATGCTGAATCGCCAAATAGCTGTACCGGTTGAACAGCCACCTGTTATGAATGGATGGGCTCCACCAGCTCCAGCACCCTCAGCACCTAAATTAATCGTGCGGACTGAGCGCGAGGTTCCCGAGCTTGTCCAATCCAAATCAAACATCGTGATTCCACTTAGCTGAGCCGAAGCAATGTTTACATAGTCACCTATGTCGAATTTGTTAGCACCACTTACGCATCCGTCTCCGGTTGGAACTGGTTCTGGATCATCGCAGCCAAATTTTTCACAAGCATAATAGTTTACTAAACCTATATCGCTAACAGGCCATAAGTTTCTGTCTTGAATCGTTACCTGTTCGCCTGAAGCACAGTAGAAGTCCATGACGAATTCAAAATTAAGAGGAGAACCATCTGAGCCAGTAATCGGTGGTTGGGGGACTTCCATTTGATCTGATATATTCTCACAGACAACAGCTCTTTGCATTGGATAAGACCAAGAACAATCACCAGTGCTCCATCCCGGAGTTTGTTGAAGCCCATCGGTTCTCATTACCCAGAAAGGTCCCGGAGAAGGATATTGCCCGGTTCCCAGAGCTTTAAGCTTACCCTGAAGCGAAGAGCAACCAGTAACAAACACCGCCCAATTTTTATCCTCTTTTGCCTTAGCGCTATCCCAGTGATCTTTATATTCTCCACCATCTTTCTTTATTCTTCTATTACAATCACATGGATCATCTTTACTTCCAGCTATAATTGTGTCAACTTTTGTTAGCGTAGTTATTTTAGGTGTGAACTTTCTTGGTCCAGCGTTGCGAGGTATTTCGGGAATATCGCAATAACAGGCATACAATTTTCCTGAATGTGCAGTATTGGTGGTTCCATCTGGGTTACAACTCATCCCTTCATAGAACCATTCTGTGAGACCTGATGCGTTTACGCCTTCAGCAAGTGAGCCGTGGCCCTTCCAGTTACACCAGTTCACATTCTTTATATCCGAAAGGCTTTCCCCTACATATAATAGTTTGTGAGCCCATAATTTTCCGACCAGTCCAGTTCCTGAGCCCGCAAGTCCAGAATTAAATGGAGCTGATGTGCCATTTCCAATCATGGCTCGTTTGCATTCACAGCCTCCGTCTGGATAATCAGGCCAGCAAGGATTTAGGGTTGAGCCGGGCATTTGAGGATCATCTCCTCCTTTGGAGTCCGGATAGTCCATCAGTTTAGTAGTGTATTCGTGATCCCACATTGTGCC